CCGCGCCGACCTTGCTGGAAAGGCCGCCGTAATCGGTTTTGCGGCTGCGTCCCATGAGCGCGACGATCACGCCGCTCGCGTAATCCGCGGCCATCATCCACACCAGCACGCGCAAAAGCGCGTCCCAGCCGCCCAGCGCGCCTGCCACGGCGCCGCCGAGGGCCGCCAGCATACGGATGATCCTGTCATATACCCTGTTCATAGCAGTTACTCCTTTCACAGCCCGGCGGCGGAGAGCCGGGCTTCAATGGCTTCAATTCGTTTCAGAAGGCCGTCGTCCCTCGCAAGGAAGGATGACAGCATGTACGCGGTTTCGCCCTCATGGCGGATGAGGCTCCACCCGTCCTGTTCATCCAGCACCTCCACCTCCGTGCCGATGGGAATGCGGCGGATCACCTTGCCTGCGGGAGCCTTCCGCGCGTTCACGGTGGAGCCGCTTTGGGCGGTCACCCGCGCGGTGTACAGCGCCTCCTGATGCGCGGGAACGGGGCTTGACCAGTGCGTCCACGGGTAGTCGGCAAGCTGCTGGCGCACCACGCCGTAGGCGGTTCCGCGCGCGTGAACGCAGGTGCCGTCGCCAAGCGCAAGGCCGGTGTGCTGCATCGCTCCGTTCTTTTCGCGGAAGACGAAAACCGCCTCGTTTTCGGGCAGCGAATCCATTTCGCCTTTGCGCGCCCATGCGGTTTTGTTCCACTGGCTCGTCGCGCCGGATACCAGCGTGATTCCCGCCTCCTTCGCGGCGGCGCGGGTGAGCTGGGCGCAGTCCCACACGGGCTGGCCGTCCCATTTCGCGCCGGTCTGAAGGATGTTGTCGGCCTGCTCGGGATACTGCTGCGCCTGCTGGAGACGAAACTCCGGCGAGCAGATCTGTCCCTTCGCGCCGTAGATATAGCCCTCTCCCACCAGAGAGAGGGCTTTTTCAATGGCTTTCTGCATCATGCCTCACAGGCCTCCCGGATGGCGTTGATCACCTCCGCCGAAGGAAAGGCGGGCACCTCGGGCCAGTAGGGTCGTTCTCTGTGAATGAGGTCGTACACGTCGTTGACGCCGGAAAGCAAAGTCTGCATCTGGCTCTGCCAGTCGGCAAAGCGGCCGATGGTTCCCGGGCATTCGATTTCGCCCAGACCGTAGAAGGCGCGGATGCCGTTGACGGCGTCAAGCAATTCGCGGATATCCGCCTGATGGCTGACCTCGCGGTTGCTGATGATATCGCCCGCGGCGATTTCGCGCGTCCATTCGGAGGACTCCACGGTGAAGCTGGTGCGGTCGACGGCGCTGTCGAGGTTGTTGATATCCCGCGACAGGTATTCCACCACATGCTCGCCCACGCCCAGCCACGGCAGCTGGTCGTACACCACGCCGCCGGCTCCGTCCAGCGCCATCGCCTCCTCCAGCCAGCCTCCGTCGATGCGGCGCATGAGCTTCATCGGGTCGTCGTCGGGATCGGGCGGACAGCTGATGCGCACGCCGGGCGAATGCAGCCGCGAGGAGCCGCCCGCGATGGGAATCTCCACCGTGGGCACGCCTGCGGCGGTGTTGCCGTTCAGGAGCGTTTCGCACACTACATAGTCGCTGTAATACGCCTCGTCCGCCGTGCCGCAGGTGCGCACGCGGTACTGGCGCACCTTGCCGGACTGCACCGAAACCGGGTTTTCCGATACGAGGGTCACAAACTCCCTTCGCCATCCCACCCATTCGGTATCGTTCACGCCGCGCTCGCGGTAGCTCACCTCCCAGCATTCAAAGTCATTGGCCTCGCCGCCCTTGCCGCCCACGATGGTGAGGATACCGTCCTTGATGGTCACGCTGTCGGGCGGCGTGCATTTGTCCGGCACGGTTTCATAGATGGCCTCCAACGAACCGATGTTGTAGTAAAACATCCAGCCGCCGGGGATGATGGTGGGCCACATGTGGTTTTTTTCTCTGGAATAGTAGTTTGCGGGAAGCGTGACCAGCGCGCCTCTGTACACGCGCGTGGCCGAACTGGTGTCGTCCGGCTGCGCGTAGGTGTAGAAGGTCGCGCCGCCCTGCGCCTCGCCGCGGTAATAGCTGAGTACCCTTGCCATCGTCCGTCACCTCACCTGAAGATGGCGTTGTCCAGATACCGCCCGCCCAGATCGACCCTTTCGCGGGTGATCTGAAGGGCGCTGACGATTTCGTCCACGCCCTGAGCGATTTCGGGAAGCGTGCGCGGATCGGACAGGCTGATGGGAATGCGGTCGCCGGTCAGCTGGATATTGCCGTCGAGCTGCTCCACGCCGTTGACGCTGTGGGTTTTGCCGTCCTGACCCCTGAGCGACGCCAGCCATTCTGTCTCGGTGCCCTCAAAGCCGTGCTTCAGGGCGATTTCGTAGGCCGAAAGCCCGCGGTAGTCGTCCATGGTCATGCGGAGCTGACCGTTATAGGCCACGTTTGCCGCCATGTGTGTCAACCTCCCTGCGCAGCGGCGCCGAGCGCCGCGAATTTGCTGTCGATATAGGTTTTGGTGTCGATGCCGTAGGTCACCGTCACCGCGCCATCCGCAGAGGAAATGGCGTTGCTGCCCTTTTCAAGCGCGATCTTCCGGGATTCAAGCTGGTGCTGAACCGGGGTTTCCAGCGTCAGCAGGAAGATCAGGCCGTCGAGAATGGCCGCGGGATTGCTGAGGTCGATCGCGCTGTCGTAGATGTAGACGGTGCTGTTTCTCACGCGGATGCTCCTGTCCTGATACGGCGAGGAGTCGTTGCGGATGTAGCGGTTCGTGGAAAGCACATCCGTGAGGCCGGGCATGTCGATCTGTACATAGTTCAGCCCCGTCGAGTTCATGCCGCTGTCCAGCACGGTGTAATCGGCGGCGTTCACCGCCTGCGCCGTGGACAGCGCCTGACCCGACACCCAATCAAAGGTTCCGGCGTACATGCCGTCGGGCAGGGTGCAGGCATACGCCTCGCCGTTGACGTCCAGATGAATGTCGCCGCCCTGCACAAAGGCTTCGCCCTCCTTGCGGGGCTCAATGGCGCTGACCACCGCCATGGCCCAGCCGCCGCCGGCGTCCGCAATGGCTGCGCCGTCCGCTGTGACGGGAATGGCCGGGGCAAAGCTGCTGCCGGCGTTTTGAAGTTCCCGGATGGCGGCCCTGGTTTCCTCAATCAGGAGGCTGAGCACCGGCAGGTCGCCGTCCATGCCCGGATCCTCCGGCACGCCGAAATCGCGGCCGATGGCCTCCAGAATCACAAACGAGGCGTATTCCATGGGCGTTTCCAGCTCATAGCCGCCCGCCTCCAGCGGGATCAGCACGCGCACGTCCCAGAAATAGGTACGGGGCGTGAGGTCGGTATCCTTGGGCGACAGCGAGATCATCAGCATTTCGCCGCTGGCGTCCATGCGCTTCTGGATGACCGGGCGTTCGTCGCGCGGGTTGGCCTTGACGGTAAACAGACCCACAGAGCCCTCGGGCAGATCGCGCCCGGAAAGGCCGACGCGGAAGACGAGGCTGTCTCCCCGGGTCAGCTCGATATCATATCCGTTAAACTTGTGCATTCTTTTCCTCCTCCAATATTTTCAGCCGCTGTGAAAGCCGCTGCTGGTTCAAAAACAGCTGTTCCACCAGCTGCCCCAGCCGGATGGCGAAGCGGCGTTCCTCGCCCTGCCATGCAGCCGGGGTGCGCAGCGGCTCGTGCTGATACGTGATCTGATGTTGTTTTCTCATCGTTTTAGTCCTCGTCGGTCTCCATGACCAGCTCCGCGCCGCCGCTGAGGCTGAAAGGCGCGCCCTTTGGGCTTTCCAGAATCAGCCGCACGCGGCGGCCCCAGCCCGGAAAGCGCACGCGCCGGGTGCCCTGAAAGCAGACGGTTTTGCGCTTGACGCGCTTTTCGGTTTCAAGCCCCACGGTGAGATACACGGGCTCGCCGCTCTCCACGGTCAGATAAACCGTCACCTCTCCCTTTTTGGCGGAAGGCGCGTCCAGATCAATCCATGGGCTGACCCAGCGCATGCTCTCCGCCGCCAGCCCTTCCTCGTCCTCATGCCACAGCCATACCCGGCCCGGCGTTTCAGCCGAGGTGAAGTACAGCGCGCTTTCGGTGGGCAGAAAGCTTTCCACCGTTACGCCCTCGCGCACAAGCCATGTGTTTTCCTGCGTGTCGTAGCGGATCACGGCGTTGTTGACGGTGCTTTCGTCCAGCGGCAGCGCGCAGTAGTAGCGTCCGCGGAACATGCAGGCGCAGGATTTGTGCAGCGCGTCCTTGTTCATGCGCTCAAAGATGCGTCCGGCATAGCTTTGCAGATAGGGCGCGGTGCTTTCGCCGTCGTACTGATACACGCCTTCGCGTCCCAGCATCAGAATGCGGGTGCCGTCCACCGCCACGGTGTCGGCGCAGGGCGTGCCGCCGCCGAACTGCTCGCTGAATACGTATTCGCCCGGATTGGCGCCGAGGATGCGCCACACGCGGGTTCGCTTGAAGGTGATGAGCTGGCTGCCCAGAGCCGTCAGCGCGGTGAAGCTGTCGCCATCCCACGAGGGCTGCAGGATATCGCCCGCGCCGTCCTCGGGAAATTCGTCGTTCTGCGACCAGTCGAAGGGATCGAAGGGCGCGGAGTAGACCAGCATGTCGGGATCGTCGGGAATGGCGCCGCCCCAGATGCGCTCGGCATGGCGGGCGATGACGCCGAATTTGCGGGGCGTGGCGACGGGGCTGACGGCCATGGTGTCGCCCCGCACGCAGATCATGCCGTCCAGCGCGTTGGACATGAGCAGCACGTCCACCGGCTCGTCGGAATCCTCGGGGTTGATTTCGTAGGTGACGCAGCTCCACACGCTGCTCTGGTAGCGTTCCTGCGGCCAGCCGTAGGGCATGCCCAGCTGCGTCCAGATGTGACCGCCGGGCAGCATCCAGTACAATTGCCCGCCGGCTGCGGCGATCAGCACGTCGTGCGCCTGCGCATGCCAGCGGCGGTGGAGCCTTGCCAGCGTTTCCACCGGCGCAGGCAGCGCGCCGGGCAGCATTTCGCACTGCGCCATGGGTTTGAGAACGCCCTGAACGGTCAGGGCGTTGGTGCATTCCACGGCGAAGCGCGGGTCTGATCCGACGCCGTCGCCGTATTGGTTCAGTCCCCGGAAGGAGGGGATGCGGATGGTCTTCATGTATTCTCCTTTCGCGGGTTACATCGGAAGGCTGTGAAACACCTTTCCCGCCGTCTCCGCGCGAAGCCTGCGTTCGGTCTCCTCAAAGGAGGCGCGGAACATCAGCCCGCGGCTCTGGCGGGATGCGGAGCCGTTCCGGCAGATCCGCCACGTCGCCCAGTCCACGATGGCCGCGTGCGTCCACTGTGGAAGCTCGGGCACGCTTTTGTCATGCATCAGCGGCATGAACGCGCCGTCGGGCGACACGTGCATGCCGCAGTGGGCGAACATCAGCCGGTCGTAGCCGTCGTTGAGATAATCCGTCACATACGGCAGAAAGTCCCCCACGTCGTCCGGATCGTTGCCGGTCTGGAACATCACCTGCCGCTTCATTTCCTCAAGCGTCACACCCAGCGCCTCCTTACAGGCCGGGATAGCGCTGCTTGAGCTGCATGAACACCGGCACCTTCACGTCCACATACTCGCCGCGGCGAATCTGGGTAACCTTGCCGTTGATGATCACGTTTTCGGTCTGATCCACCTTGCCCTCGCCGCCCGCGTCCTCGGCCAGAGGAATGAATACGCGCACAACGGGTTCAAGAGCGATGTTGGTTTTCTTCTGAGCTGCCATGAAAAACACTCCTTTATGATTGGTTGGAATTGGTTTGCGAATGATGAATGGGGACAAGCGGCTTGTGTGAAGCGGGCCGACACATAGGTCGGCCCCTACAAACTTTAGGTGGTATCGGAGGGGCCGCAGCCCCTCCGATTCAATTCGTATCGCCCGGCTGACCTGCGGTCGGCAAATGTCACAGATGCATTCGCCGTGCGCAGCACCCGGTTGGGCGGGGAGTTTTCGCGCTTGCGCGAAAACATTCCGGCAGTAATCGGTGGAAAAAATCCTGAAGGGAGTTTTTTCACCGCGGCCGTCAGGCCGTTGCGCCATGCTCGATGCGCACGATGAACGCATCCTGCAGGATGGTGCAGCAGAAGCCCTTCACCTTCCACGCAATCGTGCCGCGCTGCTGAAGAGGATCGGCCGCGCCGGAGGAGCCGGGAGGATTGATGATGATCTTCACGTTCTCGCCGCCCACGCCCAGTTCGATGTCGCCGTAGGCGTTCTGGCCGTAGATCACGGTGCCGTAGACGTTGGCGCCGCCGGAGCCGCCGCCGGTGGGCGTGATCTTGGTGGAAGTGCCCCAGCCGCCGTACACGGAGGCCTCGGGCATCCAGCGGAAGTAGACCTTCTTGTTCTCATAGTCCACGCGATCCACGCACATGGGCACGCCGCCGACCTCCACCAGCTTGCCGGTGAGCTCGCGGGCAGCGTCTGCGGTGAGGGTTTCGGCCACGGTCAGGCAGCGCTCGTCCGCGTTCAGCGCGGACATGGTGAGGGACGCGGTGGCGCCGAAGAGATAGCTTTCTGCCTTGAAGACCTTGGCGTTGGGAGATTCGAAGAACTTGACCTTGTACATGCAGCCCAGCTCGTAGCGCTCGATCTTCTCCTTGTCCTGATACTTGGCCACGTCGATCCACTGCTCGTCGGCAGTGAGGTCGTAGATGGCGTCGGGATGCACGATGGCGTGATAGAAGCCGTCGGCGAAGGGCTGACAGTTGTTGCGGCGCAGGGTGCGCACGGCCTGCTTGATCTCCTCGGGAGTCAGCTTGTCAGCCTCGGTGATGGCGCTGCGGTCGGACTTGCCGTTGGCGTACTGCACGTTCATGCCGGCGCACAGGGCGTCGCGGCAGATGGTGTCGAGGCTGAGCACGGCCTGATCGGAAAGCAGCTTCGCCACCTCCTGATGCATGTTGTCCAGCTGGTAGAAGTTCATCTCGTCCGTCAGCTCCACATGGCGGCCATAGGGCTTGACCATGGCGTTGAAGGCGGTCTGCTTGATCTCCTGACCGGCGGGGGTTACGCCTTCCTTGAGGGGTTCGGTGCAGGCGGCGTAGGGAATCATGCGGCGGAACTGCACGTGCTTGCCGTTGTGCTCGGGCAGCAGGCGCTTCTGCGCGTCGCGGCCATGCACCATTTCGGGACGCACATTTTCCACCAGCGTGCGCTCGTAGTAGCTGACCACGCCGGGCGCAACGCCCTGAGAGGTGGTGAGATTCATGTTGTCAAAAAGAGCCATGGATGGTTTCCTCCTTCTTATTTTTACTGTTTCAAAAGCAAGTGGATTGGCTGGCGACATGGCTCCCCTGTGCAAGGGGAGCTGTCGCGAAGCGACTGAGGGGTTGTACCTCGGGTATCAGGACTGCCTTTTCAGCCAAACCAGTCCTGTCACCGGCGTACAATCCCTCCGAGCCGCTTCGCGGCCCACCTCCCTTTACACAAGGGAGGCTTTGCTTCGCCAGCCATGCCGCGGTCAGTAGCGCATGTCGATCTTGCCGCCGCGGGAAAGCATCTGGTTGAGCTTTTCGAACTGCTGATCGTTCATGCCGCCGATGTTCACCTTGCCCACGCCGCCGTTGGCGGTGCGCATGGGAGCGGGCGGCTGGATGGCGGGCTTCATCTGCTTGTAGAGGTCGATGAAGTCCATCTCGCCGGCGAGGATCCTGGCGCGCACATCCACATCGGTGTTGTAGACGGCGAACACATCCACGCGGGTGATCTCCAGAATGGTGCGCGCCTGGGCGATCAGCTCCTGAGCGCGAAGGCGCAGGGCAATGTCATTTTCCTGCTGAACAGGCGCTTCGGGGATCTGATTCTGGGCGGCCGCCTCCTGAGCGGCGGCATCGATGATGGTCTGCATGTTGGTTTCCATTGTGTTTTTCCTCCTTGTTTTTCGTGGCCACGAATTGGTATCAAAAAAGCAGCTTACGCCTCGGAGGCTTTGGCTGCTTCTTCAATCTGCTTGCGCCCTTCCAGCTCGGCCTGCATCCGGCGGATGGTTTCCTCCATCTGCTCGCGCTCGGCCAGCAGCTTTTCCACCAGCTGCTTCTGGTTCTGGGCGTTCTGCTGATGGCGGTCCATCAGCCATCCGGCCTCCTCGCACATGCGCCTGAGGTCGGCGTTTTCCTGACTGCGCTCCTCCAGCGCCATGGGCAGGGTTTCGTACTCCTTCAGAAGCGGGATGATGCGCTCCTTGCCGTCGACATGCAGCAGTTCAAACAGCGCCGACAGCGGGAAGTACTGCCCGGTCTGGGCGCTCAGGCGGTAGGCCTGCAGGAACAGATCATTCTGCGCCTGCTGGCGAAGCGGATTCCTGCGCTGCACCTGTACCTGCACATGATAGGGCGGCGGCACGGGCACGCCGGAAGCCGACGCGCCAAACAGGCGCTTCGGGCTTGCATCCACCTGACGGCCGGTGATGAAGAGCATGCGCCGCTCATCGTAGAACTGGCTGATGAGCCACATGATCTGCATGGTCATTTCCTTGAAGCCCTGATTGAACACATGCGTGCGCAGGCGCGTGATCTTGCCGCCGGCCTCCTGTAGGGCGGAGATGGCGCTGGCAGCGGTCACGCCGCCCACGGTTTCGCCGCGGCTGAACTGGTTCTGGCCGCTGTCCTGCTTGATGTCGGCTTGCAGCTGCATCATCTGCTGGGTGACCATGCCGGAGAAGGGCTGGGTCTGCATCCAGTGCAGCGCGCCTGCGTCGATGCGGTCGCCCTCGACCACGTCGCTTTCCCAGTCCATCAGCGCCTCCTTGTCCAGCCCCGCGCTGCGGTCCACCAACAGCCTTCCCTTGGAGGCCATGCGCAGGTTGGTATCAATATAGGAAGCGTAACGGTTGATGTAGCGCATCATGGGCGCGAGCTCCTGCACCATGCCGTCGCCCACGGGCAGACCCTCGATGGGCGTGTACACATCCGCCACAAAGGGATACAGTCCGTGCGCATACACGTCGGTATCATGGCTGAGCAGCACGCCGCCCGCCAGATACGCCACGTTCACGGTGTATCGGCACAGCTGCGCGTCGTACAGGCGGTACCAGTATTCGATCAGCATGGCGCGGTCCTCGTCCTCAAAGGCGTTTTCCTGCGCCTCCGGCATGCCCAGCCCGCCGTATTCGCCCCAGTCGGAACCGATC